GGTCAGTGCCTCCTTCGCAACAGTCAGCGCGTCACCGATAGCACTGTTTGAAAGGGTTCTAGTTTCCGTAACAGAACGGAGCGCGAACTGATAAATCTTTGGCACATCAATCGAATGCAGCCCCAGCTTGAACGCAATAGCAGCCCCGACAAAAGCGCAAGCCAAGATGCAGGAATGAAACCGATCAGAGCGCGATAGATTAAGGGCAGCGTCAATCTTTAGCTGCATGTCCTTTAGCATCTGCATCACCTCTGCGCGATGCCCAAGTATGTAGCGTATGTAAATCGGCCCTGCTATGCCATAGTTGTCCGACAGTTTGCTAAACACGACATCTGACTCAGCCTTAGTAACCGCGTCTACAGGCGCAACATACAATTCAAGGACACGGCGTAGTTCCCCGTCTGCTGTATTCTTTAGCTGGCTTAGCTTGTCAACCACAGATGAGTTGCTAGACGTGATGGTGATGTTGCACCATGTGGTGTTATTGACGCGCAACTTATTTGCCTGTGCATCCATACGGTGCCGTCCCCGCCCAGACGTTGTGCCATAGGCCCAGTCTGATAACTCCACATCAGGCATGTTAGTAATTTCGTCAACCGTACTGGCAATGCTGTTCAACATGCCAAGCCTATGGTACTTGGCCGCAATCGTATCCTCACGCCCCATAAGCAGTTCAGATGGATGCCCGAAGATAGAGTTGATAACTAACTGCGCGGTTGTCTTGCCTGTGCCGGACTCGTTGGACATCAGGTTAACCATCGCACCCTTCACCGTATCACCTCCAATGAGCTTCAGCAAAGGAGAGCCAAAACCAAAGAATGACGCAAGGGCTAACGACTCCATGCCCGGAATATTGTAGAAGTCAATCACAGACTTCCACTCTGCAAGCGACCCCTTTTGTTGGAACGCAGCAGCAAGCTGGCGCGTGCCGGAAGCTGGTGGCGCTAAGCGCGTACCAGACGCTGTGTATTCAATCTCACCCACAACAAAACCTTGGGTGTCAGGCGTCCACCCCATCTGATTGCGTGTCCTGCTTGCTGCGTAGTTTGCCTGCAGTTGGCGAATGGTTGAGCTAAAGTAATTCATGATAAGTGGTATCTGTGCCCCGTATGCTATGACGCCGTGTTTGACAAGGATGTCCCGAAGTTTCTCTGTTGAAAATATGGATGTGATTGGCGCATGAAAACGGCGGACACCATCATGCGCAAGATGTAGTGTGATGTCCACAAGTTCACCATCACCTTCTCCGTTCTCGTCAAGGTCAAAGAACCGTGACGTTATGTACAGGTCATCCCGGTAAACTTCAAGTTCAATAGGATCACCGTTCTTATCCTTAGTCTTTAGGTATACCCCGCCGTTGGCACCCCGGAAATAGGGGAACGGGTACTTGGGTATATTGATCGTGACGGTACTTGCCTCGCCACCTGTTACGACTGACGGCACTGTAGCTTCCACTACGTACCCAGCGTCTGTTACCGGAGCTTCTACGACGATACGGCCCAAAGCAATAGGACTTGTGATGTCATGCTTGCAGCCTTCGCACCTATCCGGGTAATTGTTCTTAAACCACTCACAGGTATACGGTCCCTTGGTAGCGTGCGCCTTACCTGATGTGGCTACGGGGTCATAGCCTGGATGCCGCGAGGACATCTTCTGGATGCCTTCATCACCATCCTCGCATACAACTGCAATAGATAGACCGGCACGCCACAGCGGTTCTTCCAGTGTCTCTGCATCGACAATGATCTTCGCTATCTGTGCACAACCTGACCCGCGCAGACTACTGTGCACAATGCGACTAAAGCTACTCTTAGGGTAGTCGGTGTTGCCAGCCAAATCTTTTGTAGTGTCATCAACACCAACGGACATAACGGAGCTAAAGTCAACTACAAGCGCAGGCAAAACTTGCCTGATCGCGTCTACCGAAACAGCCTGCCCCTGTCGAATAATAAGCACGGGCCGAGCATCGGCTTTCTTGTAGTTGTGGGTGCCCGGTATGCGAAGCACCCGTGCGCTATCTGCAGACACAACCGGATCAATCTTAAGCCCTTCACGGACACACAGCGACTTTAGTGCTTTTGCAATTGGCACCCACTCCGCAGCAGAAATATCCTCGGTAAGCGGCCAGTACACATGCAGGCCACCCCCAGAATTGATGATCGTAGGGAGTGGTAGCTTTGCAGCGTCGATAAAAACACGAAGTGCCTGTGCCGCTTCAGCTTGGTTAGCGTATGGCTTACCCTCACCACAGTCAAGCTCAAGAAAGAACGAGCGCAGAAATATAGCGTTGGCTTGTGTACGCCCTGCTTCTTTTTCGTTAAAACTTGCTAGCGCGTAGTACGAGTCCCAGCCGTTTGTATCGCGGGTCGTACCAACATCAGCAAGCTCATCAATGCTCTCATGAAACGTCTGCCATATTTGCTTATTCTTGGCATTAAACGCGCAGTATGTGCCTTGCGATGGGAGTACCGTAGAGAGAAAATTATTCACATAACCTCACGGGGCTAAATACGGAAAAAGAATTGGGGCGGTAGTCCGTGTCCTACCTCGTCACTACGGGATCAGCGCAGTCTAGCCCCAACCGGCAATAGTATAAGATACTACCCAAGCTTAGCGACTAACGCTTCAATCTTAGGTACGTATCCTTTGCGGGGATATGCATCCCCCTTGAACCAGCTATAGACCGATGCCCTGCTCACCCCGAGTGTCGTGGCAACCGCCGATACTGGAACATTGTGCCGAAAACAAGCCTTAGCAAGTTTGACGGTAATCAGCCTACTGTCCATCTTAGCCACCCGTGCAATCAGCAGGGTGCTATAGCCGCGATTTTCACTCGTTGTCATCAGAACCCCAATCAGCCAAAATAGCTGATACGTCCTTCGTTGGGGCGGGGGCTACCTCAACTGACTTCCTGCTAGCACGCTTTGTAGGCTCTGCAATTTCTTCGACCTTGGCAGCGGCCTCCTTAAAGGACGAAGGCAGCGCAACCTGTGGCTCCTTGGGTACAAACATCTTGACCTCCAAGGCTTGCCGTGCGTCATCAGTCAGGCTCTGCGCCTTAGCCAGTTCCCATTCTGGCTTAGTCAGCGGACGCACTGCACGGAACTTCAGCACGGGGACCGCTTCAGAGGTATCAAAACGAGCCTCAGTAACGATGCCAGTGATCGGGATACCGTGACCAGCCAAGAACTTACCAAACGCTTGCAGGGGCATCTTCTCGCCGTCAGCCCTGCCAAAGTACGACTTAGCCGGGACAGACATGCGATACACATTGCCGCCGATATCGCCTTCCAATGCAACGGCTAGCCGCTTGCTGTATCGGCATGCACGCGACTTACCTTCGCCAGAACCTTCTATGTTCTGTGGGCACGTTGCGCATGCGCTGGACTGTGGATTCTGCACGTCAGTGTTCGGGACAACGCCCTCGGAAGACCAGCAAGCAGGTGGGTTGTCCTTGCCTTCTTCATACTTGCCGATGTAGAACGTGCGGGTGATACCTTTGCCCGTGCCAAGGATCACGAGGTTCATGGAACGCTCTTCGTTCTTTGCGACTTCCTCGCCGCCAATCATCATGCGCCATACGCCGCCTTTGATCGAGATTTGTTTGCCGCCTGAACCACCAGCAAGCTCTTTGGTTGTAGAGTCTGACGCATCGCGCAGGTAGTCGGGAATAACGGAACCGGATGTGAAAAGTGTAATGTTGCTCATATATGCTTAAAAAGTTTGATTAGAGAGGTTGGGGTATGTAGCTTACTTCAGATTTTGTTGACCCTCCTAACAGTTATAGAGTATTTCGATTCCACGTTCATGCCAGAAGGCATCTTGTCAGGATTGCTCTTAAGGAACTCCTTGAAGTTGCCCTGATGCACTCGCTGCTCCAACAGTTTGATGCCATCATTTTCGGCAATAAACCGATACATGCTGTCCCAATCGGATGTCCAGTATCGGGTTCTAATCGTGCGTGTGAACGAGCCAAACGGCGTCTTGCCGCCATCCTGCCCAGTGGCCTTGCAGATTTCCAGAAGCTCCTGCCCAACGATTTCAAGTTGATCGTCAATGGCCTTAAGCTCTTCCTCTTGCCGCACTACAAGTGCAGCACGTGCATCACGAATTTTGATGTACACGTTAACCAGTTTGCTAGCATCAGTCATGTTAAATCCTGTGTGTCATGTAAATAGATGGTGTAGGTACTCGCTGCACTGATGGGAGGTACGCGGCTTACACATCCGATTCTCCCCCGCCTTTAGCGTTCGCTTTGCCTTGCCGGGTTTACAGCATCCGCTTTCCCTACAAACTGAAGTATACACTGTTTAGATACCGTGTCAAGCCTTTTCTTCGATTTCTTCTTTGTAAAGATCAACCAACGTCTGATGCGCGTCGATCTTGCCGTTTAACATAGCGTACATACGGCGTTCAACTGGGCTACCGACAAGGTGTGTAACAGTTACCTTATTCACCTGACCTGCGCGGTGTGCACGAGAGTTGGCCTGTATGTAAATCTCTGCTGAAGATGTTGGTCCCCACCACACAACTTGGTCTGCTCGTGTGAGCGTAATGCCATGCGCTGTAGCTTGTGGCTGCAGTAGCAGCACCCGCACTTCGTCTTCAGTTTGGAATCGTTTTATGATTGCTGCACGCTGATTGGCAGGCACGCCGCCGTGAATAACATCAGCAATTAAGTGATGCTTCACCATCGCTTCTTCCAGCATGTCAAGCGAATGCCTAAAGGGGACAAACACGATCACCTTATGGTCTGTCTGATTGATAACATCAAGCAGCTCGTTCAGCCGATTGCTCACATCAAAATGAATCACCTCATGGTTGTCGGTATACGCTGCTCCTTGGGACACCTGCAGCAATTTATTCAGCATCGCTGCCGCATTGACTGCCGTGATTTCCTCACCAGCCGCGAGAGCCATCATGTGCTGTTTGATAGCGTTGTAGTACTTGTTCTGCTGCGGTGTCAACGGCACTTCCCGGTCAGCGTACAGCATGTCAGGCAGGTCAAGGCATTCCTCCTTAGTAAAGCGGATCGCTGGCTGTAGCACCTTGTGCACAAGAGTCTGTGAATCATGTCGTGGCACCCACTTAAACTGCGTAATCTTTATCATTACCTTATCGCGCCACGCACCAAAGAATCTGGGCACTGATCCGGGATCAAGCAGCTTCGCTAAGCCGTATGCGTCTTCAGGGGACTGTGACGCAGGTGTGCCGGTCATCATCCATACTCGTGTGGTCGGCTTAATGAGTACCGCTAACGCTTTCCAGCGACCAGTTCCTACATTTTTTACCGCATTCGCTTCATCAATAATCACAAGGTCGAAGCCACCCGCTTCTAGCTCCTTCGTTACGACCTTGACGCCATCAAAGTTAATAATGACAAACTCATATCGGCCATTGATGATGGCTGTGCGTTGCGCCCGTGACCCCTGCGCGATGGCAACTGTGCGGTGCATGGCTGTGCGAAACAGGTCTGCCCTCCATGCGGTATCCATGATGGACACCGGACACACAACCAGCACACGACTTACCTTGCCATGATCCATAAGATAGTCTGCAGCCCATGCAGCCGCACTTGTCTTACCCGTGCCTGCCTCACTAAACACATAGCACCGTGGATGCAGGGTGAGGAAGTCGGCAGTGATTCGCTGATGTTCAAACGGCGTGTATACACCGGGCCACTCGTACTTGCCCAGTATTGGGCTTGGCACATCTTTGATGCCAAGATTACGCAGTAGCTGCACCTCATCCATGCCCCAGTTAACCAGCATCTTGGACTTATCCCCGCTGGTGTCCAGCACCTTGCTTTTTGGGATCAGGCTTGCTATCTGATGCGCTTTGCGTGTAACGAATAGAAGGGCTTTGTTCTCAATTATTTGCATACAATGTATAGATTTAGAGTAGCAAAAAAGGCTGGATAGCGAACTATCCAGCTAACACTCACTAGGACATACAACTCAACCGTGGCAACTGCTTACCACGCAGATATCTTACTACTTCTTGCGTTCCCGTGCACTGGTTTGCGACTTCATTGCGCCAGTTTTCGTACGGGAAAAAGAGGTATTCGCGTTCTGGCTCACAGCACGTAAATTTCTAAGGTTAGAAGTTCCGTTCTTGCTTAGCGGCACCTTATGGTCAACGTCCTCTGTACTGGGCAGGTCGCCATTAGCCTTCTCAAACACACGCCGCGCAGAGTTGCGCTCAGACCGTTTGGCGATCTGCTCGGGCTTACCCTGATAGGCAGCGTATTCTTTCACGTAATTACGTGGCTTAGCCATGTCTATCTCCTCTGTTTCTGGTACTCACACGCCTCAACCGGACAAAAACCGCAAAGTCCACTGGCCTTCGGATTCCACGTGCCCGATTCCGTTGCAGTTTCAATAGCATTAGCCCTGCCTGCCCAACGCGACAGGATACCGGGAAGGGCTTCTCGGCTGTACTCAGCCTTGATTACATCATCAGCAACGACGAAAAGCAATACGCCTTTGACTACCTTGATGTGTGGATGGTGGATGAACACCATAGCTGCCATAAGCTCAAGCTGCGCGGTATCAGCATACCGACTGGACTTGCCTGTCTTGTAGTCTGCTACACGTGCAACACCGGCATCGTGGTTTAACGCTAGGTAATCGGGGACGCCGCGAAACCATACGTCTGTATCAAAGAATCCGCAGGGGGTAAAGTCCCCCCGGATGCCAAGCTTTTCTTCGCATCGGAGTTCTCCTTGCATTGCTGCAAGAGGTTCCACGAACTTAGCGTAACGCTCATAACTTGGCGGAAGCGGGGTTCCATCTTTGACATGATCTTCAAATGCTTTGTGTACTGCTGTTCCATATAGAGTGGCTGTTGTATCCTGTGACTTGTACCGCTTAAGAATTTTGACTTCGTGGTATTGACGGGGACAGTTTTCAAATTGCTTAATAGATGAATAGGAATATGACATAGGTGCCTTTACGGTTTGTTGCATACGCACCGCTATTTTATCCCTTAGCAATCACCCAGTGTAGGCCCGTAACCACCCTCGGCATCCAGTGGCAACTCCTGCGCCCAGCTGGGAGGTGTGCATAGACACTTAATGGCAAACGCAAGGGCTTCTGGCCCCTCTTCTTCTGGCACGATAAGGTATTCAGCGTCATGGATCGTGAGCGCCA